AGGGCATTACATCTCTTTATTTTGACATCAAAAACCCCTGACGCTTCGGAGGTTTCCGACCTTCTGAAGGATGAAGAAGCGGAGGACGAAACATGAAACTCGTGGAATTATTTGAAACAGGTCTGGTTCGAAAAAGCGACAAGGTCATTATCCGTTTCGTAACCGCGTCACGTATCGAAGAAGTCCGCAGGGGGTTGTGGTTCAGTGACGGGATTCTTGAGAAGAATAACGCCGAAGTGCTTAGCATTGATTACGATGCACTAATTGGTGAATGGCGCATCACGCTGGAGCCGGAGGGCAAACCATGAAGCCGCGCGAACGTGCCGCCGTGAAGGGCGTGATAAAGGCGGCAAGAAGCAGACGGGGGATAACACAAAAACAATTGTGCCACCTGACGGCGATTCCTGAAGCATCGCTGTTATATCGGATTGACTCCGGCAAGGTGACACTGGAAGACATCCGGAAGATTAACCGGGTGGCACCGTTCAATTCAGAAGAATGGGACATATTAATAAGGGGGTAACTATGGATAAACAGATTTACGTTTCAAAGTGGTTTCAGGACTATTCGGAAGAAAGCCGGAAGTCATCGGCGAACGTCCGCAGGCTTCAGAGAGAAGTGCGCTTCCGTGAGAGGATTTGCACAGCCTGCACGTTTGTTTCGTTCGGGTTGATGTTCTGCGGAGCGGGAACGCTCGAAGCGGCAGAGACGGCGACCAGTCCGCTCGGCATCGGGATGATGGTCGCGGGTGCGGCTGTCGGCATTGTGCCGGTTATTGGGAGGTGGATTCGTGGGGAGTAAAGCGTTTGCAACCTTCGCCATGTTTCTGACCGTCCTGCTGATAGGTCAGGCAATCATTGATACCATGCCCGGACGGATTGCGGCAATTATTGGTGAAACCGGCGTGTGGGCTGTGTGCATCTGCACCATATTTAACAATTATAGGGAGGAAGATAACGAAGACGATGAACGCAAAGATGGCTGAATTGTCAGCGCGTCACAAGTTGACGCTCGATTGCATTAGTAAGCTGATCCAGACAGCGACATTCTATCCGTCACGGAATTGGGACGACCTGTACAGGCGAACCGAACGAATCAGGGATCTGCTTATCATTGCCTACGATGAGGCAGAGGCGATTGAAGTCGAGGTTCACGCAATGAGCGAACCGGAACCAGAATCGCCAAAAGAAAACGCACCGGAACCTACGGCAATAGGAACCAGCGCAGAGAAAAATAAAACACAAGTAAAGGATACACCCGACAAGCCGCAGGATGCAAGGCTCGAAGTGACGCGGATGCTGAAAGCCGGGATGCCGGTCAAGGACATCGCAAAGAAAGTCGGAAAGTCGGAAGCGTGGGTTTACAAGCTCAGAGCGGAGGTTATGTGATGGAAAACGAAAGAACCGAAAGAACCGTAACAATTACGGTGGAGGAGTACTTTGAAGGCGTTAACGCCATCTCCCTGCTGAATGCGGTGGTTGATGTGCTGGACACAACGGATATCCCTGACATATTAATGGCTTCGGTCATCCGGGCAATAGTTGGATTGGGGGCGCGTAATAATGATGTGGACTGATAACCCGGTCAGGGACGCCGAACAATGGGCGGCAGAACAGGAACAGAAAGTTGAACGCCTGCTTCCAATATGTCAGGCGTGTGGACGCAAAATCCGGGAAGAATATTGTTACTGGTTCGACCAGGATGACATTAAAACGTGCTTTCATCAGGATTGCGTGAGAAAACAAACGCAGAAGCTGAACGGTGTTCTTGAAGATTTCATCTGCAACGCTGTAGACGAATACTTCACGGAAACACCATTAAAGGAGGCAAAGTGATGGGCGCACAAATACAGGTGCATCCGAAATGCCCAATGGGAAGCACCCTGTATTGTTGTTATCGAGAGATACAAAAGCAAGCAAAGGGCAAGACGGTGCGCCGATGCTTGAACCTGACAAACACAACGGGCTACGGTGAAAACAAGCCGTGTCCATTCAGAAAAATACGACCCGGCGATTTGCCGGAGGTGATGAAGCAACAGAGAGAGGAGGAAATATAAATGTCTAACGTTATTGGGGTTATGGGTGAAAGCGGTTCCGGTAAGACAACAGCGATGAGGAATCTCCCGCCGGAACATACCTTTTACATTGACTGTGATAAGAAGGGCCTTAACTGGCGCGGCTGGAAAGAACAGTACACCAATGAACCGCCAAAGCCGAACTATTGGAGGACGGATAACTTCGGCATGGTGTCCGACATCCTGAAGAAGGTCAACACAGAAGAGCGGTTCAAAGATATCCACTATATCGTTATTGATACTCTGAACGGCCTGATGGTTGCGGAGGAAATGAAGATACTTGCGATGCAGTCCGGAGACAAGCGGAGCGCATGGAGCGACCTCGCACAGAATGGTTGGGCAATTGTTAACCAGTGCCTCGAACTCCGTAAGGACCTGACCGTTATTATCCTGTGCCACTCTGAGACTATCTCGGATGACAATGGCATTATCCGCACAAGAATAAAGACGAACGGGCGCAAACTCGAAAAACTGGTTCTTGAGTCCAAGATGACCACAGTCGTGTGGGCCGTAAGACAGGACGGGAAATACAAGTTTATCCTGTCGGCGGATGGTAGTACTTGCAAGGTTCCGCTTGGTGCATTCGACAAGGACGAATGTGAAAACGACATCATGATTGTTATCAAAGCATTGGAGGCTTACTAATTGAATGAACTTACATTAACCGAAATGCAGTTGCCGGAGACAATAGAAGACTTGGAGACTTATGACAAGTATTATGCGGCGCGACAGCCCACATATAGAAAGTTGCTCCGGGACGTCAAGGACTGGGAGGAGGCAAGCGAGGAAGAAAAGCGCATCCTGAAGCGCGCACAAGACGAGGCGGATTATCTAATTGACATCCGGGTGAAGCTCGGTGAAATAACGGCGCAGATTCCAAAAGCAAGCGGCGGAGATAGGAGAAGTGAAAATTTCAAAAGAGACACAATGGACACTTTTGAAAAAACAAAGCAATCTCAATTATCTGAAATTGGTTTAACAAAAAAACAAGCGTCTCGTTATGAAGCACTTGCGAAACCTGAGAACCAGCCAATTATTGAACAGGCAAAAGCGCGGGCGCGAGAGAATAACGAACTTGTTACTCAGACCGAAATACTGCGGGAAATCTACGAGTCTAAAAAACCACACGTTGCAAACAACTCAGGAGACAACGAATGGTATACGCCTGCGGAATACATCGAAGCGGCGCGTGCCGTTATGGATGTCATCGACTTAGACCCGGCCTCGTGCGAGTATGCCAACCGCACCGTCAAAGCGTCAACCTATTACACGATGGAAGACAGCGGCCTTGATAAGGAATGGTTCGGGAATGTCTGGTTGAATCCGCCTTACTCCGTCACGTTAATCAAAGAGTTCGCGGATAAAGTCGCATCGAGCCAATTCGACCAGGCGATCATACTCGTGAACAACGCGACAGAAACGGGATGGTTTAAGACCATTATAGACAAAGCAAGCGCAATTGTTTTCACAACGGGCCGCGTTCATTTCGTAAAGCCGGACGGAACAAAGGGCGCACCGCTTCAGGGGCAAGCGTTTATCTATATCGGCGATAATCCGCAGAGGTTCCTTGACGTCTTTCGGCAATTCGGATGGGGGGCGATGCTGTGACGAACTATGATGACGCCACTAGGGGAGAGTTTCAAACCGAATACGCGAAACAGCTAGTATCTTTTGAGGGGCTTAAATTCAAAGGACGGAACGGCATAAACAATGTTACACCGACCGACATTGACGGACTTGTTCAGTTGGACAATGAAAAGTGTTTTATCTTCTTTGAGCTAAAACATTCGGGTGACGTGCCATCCGGACAAAGAAACGCACTTGCAAAATTAGCAGATGCTATTCAGGCGAATGGAACGGATTGCGTTGTGTTTGTTGCGGAACATAACACGCCGTATCCCGAAACCATAACGGCAAAGGACGCTATTGTGACACGTATTTATTGGCGTGGTAACTGGCGGGAACGTTCTAAAAGGAACACGCTTCACAAAGAGATATCTAACTATATCCAATACATCAATAAAACAAGGGAGGAACAGACTAAATGAATTTACCGTCATACGACAGAAACAATCGTTACAAAGCATTTGAACAGCTTCCGAAAGGGGCTTATGTCATCAAAATTGTGAGCGCAAAGGAAGACACGTGGCCTTCTGGTGACCAGTGTCTCCGTATTGCATTTGACATCGCAGAAGGTGAATATGCCGGCTTCTATCAGAAGATGTTTGACAACAACCATGATGAAGACAAGAAATGGCCTTTTGATGCACAGTACACACTTAACGTTCCTAATGATGGCTCTGAGGAATACAAGTGGCTGCAGTGGAACAGTTTTTTCGCGGACTTAGAGGACAGCAATAACGGCTTCGTGTTTAAGGGAGACCTGAAAACGTTGAAGGGTAAGGTTATCGGCGGACTGTTCCGTATCAAGCAGACGCAGAAAGACGGCAAGGTCTACAACCATACTGAGTTACGCTGGACAAAGATAGCCGATGATGTCCGTGCCGGCACGTTCGGCAGGCTCCCGGAAGATAAACTCATTGCTGGCGCGTCAATTCCGGCGGAGCAGGCTGATAGTGATGGTTTTATGAAAATCCCTGAGGGCGCGGGCGAAGAGTTCCCGTTTTAATCATGGACTCGTTTGAAGTTAAAGATATACTTCAGACTTTCAGAGTTGTGGTGGATACTCGCGAACAGGTGACGCCGAAAGCTAAAGAACGTTATGCGGCGTTTGGCGTCCCTGTGGAGCGGTGTACGCTCGACTACGGTGACTATGCGGGCAATATTACTCTCACGGATAACAAGCCGTTATACAGCATTGAGGAACGCATAAAGCCGTTATGTGTGGTTGAGCGCAAGATGAGTCTGGACGAATTGGCGTTATGTTTCACGCGGGACCGGGCGCGGTTTGAAAGAGAGTTTGAGCGCGCCAGAAGCGCGGGGGCAAAGGTGTTTCTACTCTGTGAAAATGCAACGTGGGAGGCGTTACTTAACCACAGATATAGAAGCCGTTTTCATCCGCAGGCATTCAAGGCATCGCTAACCGCTTGGAGTATCCGTTACAACATCACGCCGATATTCTGCAAGGCTGAGACGTCTGGAGTACTCATAAAAGAAATCCTGTACAGGGACATAAAGGAACGACTGGAGCGGGGTGAATATGGATAAAAAGGACGAATACACAAAGGTCCCCAATATGATATATGACGCGCTCCTAAAGTATCCGTTAAGCATAGCGCAAATTAAAACCGCTTTCTTCATCATCCGCAAAACATACGGCTGGAACAAGACAAGCGACCACATATCGTATAGTCAAATTGAAAAAGGGGCAGGCATAACACGCCGGGCGGCAATATATGCCGTGAAAAAGTTGTGCGATATGGGCATTATCTCCGTCAAAAAAAGCTCTGCCGTAAAGAATGAAATGCAAGTCCTTTATCCGGACAAGTGGATGCAACCAGTGAACAGTGGTTCACCAGTTAAGTCCGAACTAGTGAACAGTGGTTCACCAAAACTAGTGAACGGGCGTGCACCCACAAAAGAAAAAAAAGAAACGCGCTTGCCGCCTTTGGGCGGCTACGCGCTTGAAGATGAAAAGGTCCCAACCGATGAAGAGCGGTATTGTGACTATGATGAACTGTTAAGAATGGTAAAGGAAGGCGGCAACTGACATGGGGGTATATGTATTTGATAAGGAAGACGCCATCCGGTTTGCACGAGAAAAAGGAATCCGGGCATACATTCGCGGTGAAGAACTCATACTGAGAGAATGCCCTTACTGTCACGGCGGCAAAAGCAAAGACACGGATACATTCGCAATTAACCTCACGAACGGCGCATTTAACTGTATGCGGTCGAGTTGTGGAGAAAAGGGGAACATGATACGCCTGCATGATGACTTTGGGTTTTCATTGGGGCGTGATGCTGACACATATTATGCACGGAAACGAGAGCGCAGAAGGTTCAGGACGTACACGCCAGAGATTCGAGACGGAGCCATTGCATATATGGCAACGCGGGGAATCTCGGAAGAGGTGACACGGCAGTATAGCATCACAACGAAAAAGGACGAAGACAGTATTGTTGTGTTCCCGTTTTATGACACGGATAAAACATTGCATTTTGTTAAGTATCGCAACACGAAGCACCAGAATGGCGACAACGGAAGCAAAGAGTGGTCAATGCCGGGTATGGAGCCTATTTTGTTCGGAATGGACCACTGCGACCCGAAAGAGTCTGAAACGCTAGTCATCACGGAAGGGCAGATTGATAGCCTGAGTGTGACGGAAGCGGGGATACCAAACGCGGTCAGTGTTCCGACAGGCGCAAAGGGTACAACATGGTATCCGAACTGCGCCGACTTTCTTCGACAGTTTCGCGAGGTGGTTGTGTTCGGCGACCATGAGAATGGCGAAATTACACTATTGCGGGACATCCAAGCACGGTTTCACGGAAGAGTTAAACACGTCCGGGAAGAGGATTACAAGGACTGCAAGGACGCAAATGAGATTCTGCTAAAGTACGGCCCTGAAGCGGTGCGGGATGCCGTCAATAACGCCGTCACAACATTCAGCAAGCGGACAATTGCCATGTGTGACGTCAGGCCGGAAGACGATACCGACACGGAAAAGTTACGGAGCGGAATAAACGGCCTCGATAGATTGACCGGCGGGTTCCGGTTCGGAAGTCTCGTGATTCTGACAGGTGAGCGTGGGTTGGGTAAATCAACACTCGGAAGTCAGTTTATTGCACAGGCCGTCAATGAAGGCATTATCTCATATATCTATTCTGGAGAGATGCGGAACTGTGACGTTCAGAACTGGATTGACCGACAGTTTGCCGGAAGTCAATTCATTGAAAAGCGGGAAGCGAAAAGCGGCTATGAGTTCTTTGTTATCGACCGGGAAATAGAAGAACGCATCTGGAAATGGTACGGCAAATATTTATTCATGTACAACAACAGCTATGAAGCATCTGAGGATGATGCGGAGGAACAGGTTGTTGTTGTCGAGGAGCTGAAGGACGCCATTGTTAACTTGGGTGCGCGGGTGCTTCTGGTAGACAACCTCATGATAGCTATGGAGAGCGGACAGCCGGGTGCAGACTTATACCGGGAACAGACCAGGCTGGTGAATCAGCTTGCGAAACTGGCGAAGACATACAACGCATTAATATTTCTTGTGGCACATCCACGTAAAGGGACAAGCTCGGAAAACTCAAGCAATGATGATATCTCAGGAAGCGGACATATTACAGACTTAGCGGACATAGTTCTGAAGTACACGAAGCCGCCAAAGAAAGATATTACGGATGAGCGCATGAGGTTGTTGCAGGTTTTAAAGAACCGTAATAACGGCATGGTTGACTACAAAGGAATTGAATTGTGGTTTGAGAAGTCGAGCAAGCGCATAGCGGAAAAGATAAGCAATACGGAGGACTTCGGATGGCGTTATTCGTGGGAGATACCAGAAGACCAGTGGTTGAAATTGCCTGACGAAGAGTTAAGCGAATTTGAAGAAGGTTTCGGCATGGTTGGCACACTTCCGAATGATATCCCGTTTTGAGGGCGGACAACATGAGTGAGAAAGAACAGCAACAGTATTATCAAAAAATTAACACCCTGTGGCAATCCGCGAAGGCAAACAACGAACCCGCAAAACTCGCCATCGACCTTGCCGGGCTGGTGTACAAATACTACGACACCACAGACATATCAGACCCGACATGGTTGCGCTTCGCCGGTGACATCCAGAAGATAGGGGACGCGCATCCGGCGGAGCGGTCGCAGATGTTTCTTAGTGAGGTTGCTCACAGCTTGATGCAGATGATTTGCAAAAAGGGGAGGGGAAAGGAATGAGTGTTGCGCCGTGCAAGGATTGTCAGGACAGGGAACCGGGCTGTCATTCGCACTGCATCGCTTACAAGCGGTGGAAGGCGGAACAGCAAAAGGAAGCAAAGGAATACGAAGAGGATAGGAAAGCACTGACGCATCTGGAAGGATGGATGCGTTATCAACAGCAAGGGAGGACACTGAAGAAATGAGAGTGAAGTTAGACAAGGGAGCATTCATGCCGGAGCGGGCGCACATCTTAGATGCCGGGTACGACATCAAGACGCCGGTGAGCATCACAGTCCCGCCATTTACAGCGCACAACGGGCCGGGCAAGGCAGTAGTTTACACCGGAATCCATGTGGAGATTCCGAAAGGATATGCCGGGTTTATCAAGTCGAAGAGCGGACTTAACCTGTGGGACGATATCTTGACAACCGGCCTGATAGATGCGGGGTATTCCGGGCATATTGTGGTTAAGCTGTACAATCACGGCATTACTGAGAAGCACTTTGAAGCAGGGGACAAAATAACTCAGTTGGTGATACAGCCGATATTCACGCCAGACTTAGAACAGGTGGAAGAGCTGACAGAGACGGAAAGAGGTTCGAACGGCTTCGGGAGTACGGGGGCGTAATTATCATTGTTAGGAGTAAGCAATGAGTCAGGCAGACAAATTAAACGAAGCGCGTGGGGACGGTATGTGGTACGCCGTCCGCCGCATTAAAGAGGTAGGGCTTGAAGCATTTGAAAGGGAACTGAACTGGCGCAACTCGGTCGGAGTTTATACGACTATCAAAACAGATGAAATGCGCCGGATGCATGAGAAAATGCGGGACTATATCCAGACGCGGATTCTTATCATCACGCATCTGGTTCTTCATGATGAGTTCGGCTTCGGCAAGAAACGACTGAAGCAGTTTATGCGCCGGTACAACGTCAAGATGGATGGACTTGTTGGTGACTATGTTACTTGGGCGGACTACAGCAAACTTTTCACAGAATTGACCGGCGAAGAGCTGGAACTCAACAAGCAGTAAGGCAACACCGCACCGCACTGCGCTTATCACAATTAAATATAACTGACACTACTCAGTATGCGACAGTAACTCGTTGTTATGGTTCTCCGGGTTCTCGGTGCGGCGGGGATCCGGAGGGAAGGAGGTTGGATATGGGACGGATTCACCTGATTAAAGATAATTCAAGTCCGCTTTTGGCATGGAGTGTACTGGAAGAAGGCGTTGACCATTTTGGCGCGATGCTTGACGGTAAACTCTCACAGTCTTATACGAGAGATGTTTTGCAAACGAATACCATGCCGGAGCTTCTGCATAAGATTCAAGACGGAACATATGACTTGCAATGTCTGGCTGATAAATGGCAGTGGTACGCAATGCTTGGACGCATCGACAGCAGAGGCCGATTAAGACAGGAAGCATATCCGCATCATAGAGAATTGCATGTACTTGCTGGTTTCATTCCTCAGGTTTGCGATTTCATGATTGAAACAAACAATTACGACTGTAAATGGAGCCTGTGCTATGTCGCTGAGTTATGGGTTGCTCTGAATGAGTGGTGCATGGTTAAGGTTATCGGATTTGATGAAGCTATGAAGCGGGCACGAGACCAATACATCGTTGATAATCATCTGTGTTTCGAAGAGGTGACACCATGACAATTGACGAATTTTGGAAGAAGTACAACTGTTGTCCTTTGTGCGTGAATTACGCCCATCAGGGATTAAGATGTTTTAGTTGCAAATGGTCTTATCCGGGTGCTAAAGGGCATGACCGCTTCGAGCCAACAGATAAAGCAATTCAGGCGATGAATAAAGAGGTAAACAAACTATGAAATACAGAATTGCTCTGACAGAAGAACAGGCGCGCATTACACAGATTGCCCTTGAGGAATATTTTCGCCTGCGTTACGGGCAGGCAATAGATTTTTCAAACGACCTGTGCTCTCAGAATTACGATTTATCACCTGACAACCCGAACCATGCGCAGATTTTTGATCAATTCATCGTGCGCCGGGATGCGGTCACCGATATGATGCGTGCGGTTTTCAGCGTAGCATTCGGCGCAAGATTCTGCTGTGAGAAACCTAAAGACTGCGAGGAAGCAGAAACAA